GGTCAAGGTTTGAGAAATGCAAGACCACAAACTTTTACACTTGCTTCTGGTGGTGGCGGTGGAATAGCTGTAGATTTAACTTTACCTGCTCCGTTTTCTTTTAGTACAAATTTAAATAGTATGGTTCCTGATGATGGAAGTATTATTAATTCAAAAAGAGAATCACGAATTAATTTAGGAACTGTAGAAATAACTGGAGTTGTAGATAGTGTTTCAGTTACTCCTACTCCTGTAACATCAAGTTTATCTTTAAACAGTGTTACAACTACAACTACTTCAGCTACAGTTTATGCAGTGACAGTTGCTAATCCTGGATCTGGAAATAAATATTATATAGATGGAGTTCAACAAGATACCTTATCTTTAACAAAAGGATCAACTTATAGATTTGATCAATCAAATGCTTCAAATGGAACTCACCCATTAAGATTTTCAACAACAAGCGGTGGAACACATTCTGGTGGAACAGAATATACAACAGGTGTTACTACATCTGGTACACCTGGATCAACAGGTGCTTACACTCAAATAATTGTTGATGCAAGTGCACCTAGTACGTTATACTACTATTGCACAAATCATTCTGGAATGGGAGGTCAGATTAATATCACATAATGACATACGCTGAATTAGTACAAAAAATTAGAGATTACACAGAAGTTAGTTCGAATGTTTTAACTGACTCTATTACAAACGATATTATTCGAGATGCAGAATTAAGAATAATGAGAGATATAGATGTTGATGCAAATAAAAGATATGTAACAGCTCAAGTAATTTCAGGAACAAGATTTATAGATACTCCTCAAAATACTATGGTTATTAGATCAGCTCAAATTGTAGATTCTGATGGCGTAGGTGCGGCTGATAATAGAGAATTTTTACAATGGAGAGATTCTAGCTTTATGTCTGAATTTAATCCTACTAATGCTCAAGGTGTTCCAAAATACTATAGCTGGTGGGATGATAATACAATAGTACTGTCTCCGACTCCAAATGCTACTTACACAATTCAGTTAAATTATATCTTGAAACCAGAGACTTTATCTAGTACAAATACACAAACATATATTAGTCAACAATTTCCCAATGGCTTATTATATGCATGCTTAGTTGAAGCATTTTCATTTTTAAAGGGGCCAAATGATCTCTTGCAATTATACGAAGGAAAGTATAAACAAGTATCAGAAGGCTTCTCTATAGAACAAATGGGAAGACGAAGACGTGATGAATATCAAAGTGGTGTTCCTCGTGTCGGTGGTAAATAATAATAAGGAGAAAAAACTATGGCTATTACACAAGCAATTGCAAATTCTTTCAAAAAAGAACTATTGGAAGGTGAGCATAATTTTGGTACTGGTGACGACAAGTTTAAGATTGCTCTTTATCTATCTTCAGCTACTCTAAACTCAGCAACAACTGCATTTACAGCTACAGGAGAAGTTTCAAATACAGGTCAATACGCTTCTGGTGGCGGGTTACTTGTAAATGCTGGAACTTCTATAACAGCTGGCGTCGCAAGAGTTGATTTCGCAGACAGGTCTTTTACTGGTGTGACATTAACTGCTAGAGGAGCTTTAATCTATAACACTTCTGCAACTGCAACTAATGCAGCTGTATGTGCTTTAGATTTTGGATCAGATAAAACAGCGACTGCAGGTGTTTTCACAATTCAGTTTCCAGCAGCTACATCAACAGCAGCGATTTTAAGAATCTCTGGTTAGTACATAGGAGTTAAAATCCTATGGCATCAGGAACTTGGAGTACAGGCTTTTGGGGTCAAAACCAATGGAACGATTCAGCTAATCCTACATTTACATTAACTGGGGTAAGTCTATCTGGTGTTATTGGAACGACTACTGAAGTTGCAGGTGAAATAAATACAGGTTGGGGACGTATTGAATGGGGCATTAATGCCTGGGGTGAATTTGGTACTGCACTTCCAACAGGGATTGCTGCATCTTTTAGTATAGGAACTATAGCTATACAAATTGATGTCACTGCAACTAACTCTACAAATAATAATCAAACACTAACTGCTGGACTTGGAAGTCTATTTATTGACATTCAAGGAAAAGTATTTCCTACAGGTTTAACAATGTCGGGCACATTAGCAAATGCTGATGCTGGTCCTGATGCAATGCTTACAACAAATCATGCATCAATGAGTCTTGGAACTATTGATGCGTATAATCAAACTGGTTGGGGCAGACAACAATGGAACGTAAACGCATGGGGCGTTGAAGGACAATATGCAACTGCAACACCAACTGGTATTGCAATGAATGCAAATATTGGAACACTAACAGCAGTAGGAACCGGTGGTGTAATTCTTAACACTTTAAATATTGCTGCAGCTACATTAGGTGTTGTTGATCCTGCTCCTGATGCTGGAGTAACTGGTAACTTTATGATTGGCGCTATTGGTCAATTAGGAATGCAAGGTGATGTTCCACAAGATGTAACTGGTATAGCAATGTCTGCAGGTTTAGGAAGTGTTGTAGTAGTACCGGGTCAAGAAGTTGCTTTAACAGGATTACCCGGTTTAGCTAGAGTAGCTTCTGTTACACCTATTATTCATGTAGATGTTTTAGTTACAGGAAATGCCTTGACTATATCACAAGGTTCTGGTAGTGCTTTAATCTGGAACGAAGTAAACACGGGAACAGCTCCCCTAACACCTCCAGGATGGCAAGAAGTAGCTGCATAATAAGTTTGACACAAACTCAAATTTTTAGTAAATTAAACACAAATAAGGAATTTAAATTATGGCAAATTCAACATCAGCTAGTTTAAAATTAACAGTCCAAGCAACTGGAGAAAACTCAGGAACTTGGGGACAAATTACAAATACTAACTTACTAATTCTTGAACAAGCAATTGGTGGTTATGACGCATTTAATGTAACTAATGCATCTAGAGCTTTGACTTTTACAAATGGTGCTTTATCAAATGGTAAGAATGAAGTTATTAAATTAACAGGAACACTTGAAGGTAATTTAAATGTTACTATTCCTAACTCAGTAGAAAAAACATACATAGTTGAAGATGCATGTAATCATGCTAATTTTACATTAACTTTTAAAACTGCATCTGGAACAGGTGTTGCTTTATGTGAAGGTCACACTTACACTTTATATTCTGATGGAACTAATGTTGTAAAAGCAGGTGAACATAAAAAATGGAGAGCAATTTCTGCAGCTGAAACAGTTCAAGCAGGTGCTCAAGTTTTAGTAAATACAAATGGTGGAGCAGTGACAATAACACTTCCAGCATCACCAGCTTTAGGTGATCAAGTAAATTTCGTAGATCAAGGTTATGATTTTCAAACTAACGCACTAACTGTTGGTAGAAATTCTTCTAATATAGCTAACGCAGCATCAGATCTTGTTGTTAACACACAAGGTGCAGCTTTTGGATTAGTATATTCTGGAGACGCTACAACAGGATGGACTTACACGGAGAAATAATATGGCAGCAAATGGAAATTGGACAATAGTATTTGAAGATAAAGCAATAATTAAAAATTATGCAGAAGGCGCTAATGAAGGTGTTGGATACAAAATTAATGATGATGCTTTTTGGAATCAATCAAAATTTTCTAATATTTGGGCTATTCAACATGGCACTACTAATACTTCTGATGAAGTAGAACACAGAGATGAAACTCCCCACTGCAGTTATGCAGATGCAAATTTAGGTGATGTAAGTCAGTTCAGTAATAAATGGGATGCATCTCACTTATCTAAATTACAATCAGATTGGGATGAAAATACTTTATTAATTGAAGACCCAGAAGGACAAGAACCACCAGTTTTTAGAGACGAAACAGAATCGGAGAAAATTGCTAGACTAGGCGCAAGACCTACATCATATTCTTCGTAGGAGAAAAAAATGGCAAATTACGAAGCGACTAGATATGATTATTCAGGTGCAAGCCTTACTGGTATTGAAGGAATCCCTACAGCAACTATTATTCCATGGTCTTCTGCATCTGTACCAACAGGATATTTAGAATGTAATGGACAAGCAGTTTCAAGATCAACTTACTCAGCTTTATTTGCAATCGTTGGTACAACTTATGGAGCGGGAGACGGTTCAAGCACTTTTCTTGTCCCTAATTTATCTGATAATATAACTGTTGGAAAATCTAATAACAAAGCTTTAGCATCAACTGGTGGAGCAAATACTACAGCATCTGG